TCGACAGCGAAATCGAAAAGCTGCTGCGCCGCAAGAAAGACCTGAAGCGCATCAACCCGACCATCACGAGGAATCGCCGGAAATGATCGAACTGGGGGGCGGAAAGACTTGGTTCACGTCACTGGAACTGGAGCAACTGGCATTGCCTGGCCTGCCGAAATCTAAGCGTAAGATCAACGAACGCGCAGCCGATGAGAATTGGGTGCTGCGCGTTGACGCCCAGGGCATGTCGCTGGCGCGTAAGCGCGGCTCGGGCCGGGGTGGCGGCATGGAGTGGCATCTGTCGCTGTTACCGGATGCGGCGAAGGCCGAACTGGTCAAGCGCGGCATCGCCTGGATGCCCGCCAATGATGAGGATGCCGTGTCGATCGCGCGCCAGACCCAGGGGTGGGCCTGGTATGAGATGCAGACCGACACGGTGAAGGCCGAGGCCGAGCGCCGCGCCGTCATCCTCGACATGTTCGAAGGGTTCGTCGCGGCCGGCATGAACCGGACCAGCGCCGCCCAGGCCACGCACCAGGCGGTCAAGGACAGCGTCGGCACGATCTACAATTATCTGAAGCTGGTGAAGGGGATTCGCCGCGCCGATTATCTCCCCGCACTCGCCCCGCGCCGGAAGGGTGGCGGCAAGGAATGTGAGGTCGATGACGGCGCCTGGCAATATCTCAAGTCGGAATATCTGCGCCCCGAGCGGCCGACCTTCAGCAGCTGCTACTTCAACACCGCCAAATTTTATGCCGCCCCGCGCGGCATCGACCTGCCTTCGGAAAAGACGCTGCTGCGCAAGCTCCAGCGTGAGGTCGACCCCCGTGTCATCGTCGCAATGAGGAAAGGAATGGACGCCGTGCGCAATATGGTTCCCCCGCAGCAGCGCAGCAAAGCCCACATGTTCGCGATGGATATGGTCAATATCGACGGCCATAAGTTCGACGTGTTCGTCAATTTCGGCAAGGATGCGGCCGGCAAGGACATCATCGCGCGCCCGATGATGGTCGCGATCCAGGACGTTTACAGCTCGATGATGCTGGCCTGGCGGATCGGCGAGACGGAAAGCGCGCTGCTTACCCGCCTGGCCTTCGCTGATCTGTTCCGCGATTACGGGATTCCCAATCGCTGCCTGATGGACAATGGTCGCGCCTTCGCCTCCAAATGGGTGACCGGTGGCGTGCGCAACCGCTTCCGCTTCACCATCCGCGAGGATGATCCGCTGGGCCTGCTGCCGAGCCTGGGCATCGGCGTCCAGTTCGCACAGCCCTATAGCGGCCAGTCCAAGCCGATCGAGCGTTCGTTCCGTACCCTGGCCGACTTCATCGCCAAGGATATCCGCTGCGCTGGCGCCTATACCGGCAACCATATCGACAATAAGCCCGAGAATTACGGCTCAAAGGCCGTGCCGCTCGACGTGTTCGTCCAGGTCGTTCGTGACGGCATGGCCGCGTATAATGAGCGGGAAGGCCGCCGTACCGAAACCACGAACGGTGCCAGCTATCAGCAGACCTTCCAGGCGAGCTATGCGACCGCGCCCATCGGCAAGGCCAGCCCCGAGCATCTACGGCTGGCATTGCTGACCGGCGAGAAGATCAAGGCCGATCGCAAGGACGGTTCGGTCAGGATCGTGGGCAATCGCTATTGGTCGCGTGACCTTAGCCGTCATGCCGGCCAGCTGCTGACGATCCGCTTCGATCCGGACGATCTGAGCCTGCCAATCCACGTCTATTCGATGGCGGGCGACTATATCTGCACTGCCGACCGCGTGGGTGCATCGCAGTTCGACAGCGTCGAGGATGCCAAGCGGCAGAAGAAGACGCTCGGCGACATGCGCAAGACGGTTCGCCGTCTGAGCGACCAGGAAAATCTGCTCAGCGCCCAGCAGCTGGAAGCCCAGCGCCGCTATGTCGAGCAGCCCGAACAGGAACTGGTGGCGAACGTCGTTCGGCCCGCCCGCTTCCGTGGAAACACGGCTCTTAAAGCCGCTCCAAAAGCCCTTCAGACACCCGTGGCAAATGAGCAGGTCGACCATTTCGTGGCGGCCGTCTCCAAACTGCGCGTGGTGGAGTGAAATATTTGGGCCGCGCCGAGGCCTAGGAAACTTCCAGCGCGGCCCGTGCCGTACAGCACGAGGATGAGTTAGCATGATCAACGTCAACGAAATAGAAGCCACCCCCGATTTCATCAAAGACCAGCGCGAATGGCTGATCGCGCACAAGGCGGAAACCGGCTTCAGCTGGACCCGGCTGGAACAGCCGATCGGCCGCGCCGGATCGACGCTGTCGGCATTCTGCGGTGGCACCTACAACAAGTCGGAATATGAGGGCGGCAACGATAAGATCGCCCAGGAAGTCTATCGCTATCGCCAGACGCTGAAGGCGCAGGAGCAGCTGCGGATCGAGGCGCCCGAAATCCCGCCCTTCTTCGAAACGCGCGCAGCCCAGATGGCCATGAGCCTTGCCACCTGGGCGCAGCGCGGCCGGGTCGGTGTTCTGGTCGGCACGCCTGGCGTGGGAAAGACGGAAGGCCTGATCGAATATACCGAGCGGGCCTCGAACGCCTATTTCATCCGCTGCCGCAAGTCGATGAAGACGATCACCGCGCTCTGCAAGGCGGTGCTGATCGCCATGGGCAACAAGGCTGCGCGCGGCTCCAGCGACGATCTGTCGCGCTGGGTGGTCTCTGAGCTGAAGTTCAAGAATGCGCTGCTGATTTTCGACGACGCGCAGCATCTGACCATCGACATGTTGGAGGAAATCCGCGGCTGGTGGGACGAGCGCGAAATCACGGTCGGCATTCTGCTGGTCGGCAATGAGCATGTGTCCTCGCAAATGGAAGGCACGTCGCGCACGGCCCCCTATCTGGCGCAGCTGTTCAGCCGGGTCAGCCAGACGATCGTCATCCCCCATGCCTATCCCGAGGATGCCGAGGCGCTGTCCGCCGCCTGGGGCGTGCATGACGACAAGTCGGTGGGCATCATCAAGGACATCGCTTCCCGGCCCGGTGGCCTGCGCGAATGCACCTTCACCTTGGAACTGGCGGTCACGATCGCGCGGTCCAAGGGCGAGGAACTGACGCGCAAGCATATCGCCGAAGCCTTTGGTCAGCGCGCCAGCCGTCCGGTGGCGGCATGATCCGGCTGCTGACCAAAGCGCGCCAGGCGCTGCTGACCGACCCGGTTACGGGCGAACCGATCAGCCCTGCGATGGTCGCGGCGTGGACCTACACCGCGTTCTTCATGGTGATGACCATGCTGATGCTGTCGCTCGGTCTGGGAGCGGGCCAATGACCGGGCAGATCATCGACATCAGCCGCGATCTGCGCTTCCCCGCGCCGATCGCCAACATCATTGCCGACGTGGCCTACCAGATGCATCTGCCCAAGGATGCCGTGATCGGTCCCGGCCGGACCCAACCGCTGGTCCAGGCGCGCGCAGCCGTGGTGTGGCTGTCGCGGGAGCTGATCGAGGCCAGCAATTGCATGCTCGGCCGCGCGCTAGGCGATCGCCGGCACGGCGTGATCGAAACGGCCTACCAGACCGCCGCCAAGCTCCGCCTGCGCGATGCCGACTTCCGGCGCCGCACCGATCAACTGCGCGATCACTACCGCAACCTTCAGGAGGACTGACAATGGCTTCGACAGCAGCGGCCGTCCCGGCCGACGACAAGGCGCGCAAAATCCTGCTCGCCAAGGTGCATATCGCCAAGAAGCAGTTGGGCCTGGACGAGGACGCCTATGAAGGCGTCCTGCTGCGCGTCGCCGGCACCACCAGCGCGGGCAATTGCACGGTGCCCCAGCTGCGCCTGGTGGTGGCGGATTTCGAGCGGCGCGGCTTCAGCGCTTCGGCCAAGCGGCCGGGCGCGCCGCGCCGCGCGGATCACCCCCTGGCGCGCAAGGCGCGGGTGATGTGGATCAGCCTGGCGCATCTGTGCGCGGTGCGCGAAGACCCGGCCCAGGCAATCCGTGGCGACAAGGCGCTGGAGACGTTCGCCTGCCGCCAGCTGCACTGCACCAAGTTCCAGTGGGCGGACCAGACCCAGGGTGACAAGCTGGTCGAAGCGCTCAAGGCGATCGCCGATCGCCATGGCTGGGACCAGTCGGCCAAGAGCCTGTCAAAAGTCGCCTATGTCCATGTGCTCAAGGTCCGCCTGTGCGAGGCCATCCTTGCCAAGCTGAAGCGGGCGGGCATCGCAGCCGATCACTGGTTGCTCGGCGAGGCTGCATTCCGCCTGACCGGCATGGGTGCTGCCAATCGCGCCGTGTTCGAAACGCAGGAGCTGGAGCGGATGGCGGCGGCGCTGGGCGCGAAGCTGCGCGAACATGGCGGTGCTGGCGCATTCGAGGAAATGAGCAAGTGAGCCGCCGCTTCGACGCCGCGCGCGGCGGTCATCATCATCTGGCCTGGGAATCGCAGCCGCTGCTTGGAGCCTCCACGCAGCGGCGCGGCCGTTCTGCCGGATGGCTGACGCTGGCCTTCGCGCTGGGCCTGCTGATCGGGCTGCTTATCTGATGAGCCGGCGCGTCACCTCCGAACATCTGGTCGCCGAACTGGTGACCTTGCTCGGCGAGCGCGCCTTCATTGCGCTCGCCGAGAATTTCGGTGGGCGCCGTCTCTATGTTCCTCGCAAGATCGAAGCGGACGGGGAGATCGCCAAGGCGGTCGGCCTGGTCGCAGCCAAGCGGCTGTCCGATCGCAAGTCGCCCGACTATCTGCGCGTGCCCCTTGCCCGCGGGCTTCGCGCCCGCCATTATCGCGCCGCCGGTTTCAGCAATGGTGAGATCGCCACGAAACTCGGCATGACGGAAACGGGCATCAATAGCCTGTTCGCTCGGATGGATGGCCCGCCCGAAAAGGGTAGCGAGCCAGACCGCCAACTCTCGTTTTTCTGAGGCCATGGCCGCGTCGGCGGTCATGGGTTGAGCGCTTCCCTTGGCCGACAAGAGGCCATGGACAAAGCCCAAAACAACCCCGCTCGTCAACAGGTTCCCGGCCATGGCTGAGGCACCTGGCAAAAGCGCGATCGGCCTGGTCGCTGCCAGTGCGCTGGTGGCTGCACCGGTCGGCATGGTCGTCAGCGATCCCGCTCAGCAGGTCGCCACGGGCCTGATCGAGAAATGGGAAAATGGACCGGGCGGCCCGGCCCTGGTGCCGTACAAGGATATCGTCGGCAAGTGGACCGTCTGCACCGGTGAAACCCGCGTGACGATGAAGCGCTACACGCTGGGCGAGTGCCGCGTCTTCCTGCGCAAAGCGATCACCAGCGATTTCGGTAAGGGCGTCCTGGCTTGCACGCCGCAGATCGCGACCGCCGTCTATCAGCTCGGCGCGGCGATCAGTGTTGCCTACAATGTCGGTGTCGCCGCCTATTGCGCCTCGACCATGGCCAAGCAGTTCAAGGCCGGTGACTGGTACTCCGCGTGCCAGGCATTCGCCCTGTGGAACAAGGCCGGCGGCGTTGTCGTCACCGGGCTGAAGAACCGCCGCAATGACGAGATGCGGGCGTGCTTCACCAACCTGACGCCCGAGCGCACGCTGACGCCGAAGGTGCCGGCATGAGGATGCTGGGCATCATGCGCGGGATGGCGCTGGCCGTGATGGCGATGCCGGTCGCAGCGCTGGCGATGGGATCGGAACGCGTGGCGTTGGTCGCGCCCGAGCCGGTCACCAGCAATGCGCGCAAGCGCGCACGCCGTGCCGCTCTAGTTGCGTCCGGCTACAGCGTGCGCCGTAGCAAGGGCGCCGCCGCGCGCCGCAAGATCAAGCCCAACCGCCTGCACGTCAGCCGTCGAACGCGTCGCCGGCATCGCCGTGCGCGGAGGCGTGCATGATGGCACGCCTTGCTTGGGGCCTGATCGATGTCGCCGGCATGATCCTGGGCGCTGTGCTGGAGCGCCTGGTCGAAGCACTGCGCTGGCTGCTGACCAAGCCGTCGCGGATGTTGATCGCGGGCCTGGTCCTGATCGGCCTGGTCCAGCATGTCGCCCTGCACCGCGCCAAGGACCTTGCCGCCAGTCGGAAGGACCAGGCGGCAGCCTGGCATGGCAAGTTTCGCGACCAAAAGGCCGAGATGCTGAAGCTGGTCGATCTGGTCCGCGCCGCCCGCATCGAGGCGGCCCGGCGCGACCAGGCCAATATCGTTCGCGTCCAGCGTGAATGGGACGCCAATCTTGCGGAGGTGAAGCATGGTTACACGGCTGATCTGGCCGACGCTCGCGCTGCTCTTGCTGAGTGGATGCGCCAGGGCGGCGGAGCGCGTGCAGCCGGCGCTGCCGGTCGTGTCGGAGACGCGTGCCTGTCCCCAGTTCCCGCCCTGTCCACCGGAGCTTTGCGGCCCGGTCACACGGCCACCCTGGATGGCGCCGAAGCCGAAGCGGTGACGGTCAACACCGTCCGCCTGGAGCATCTGATCGACGCCTGGGGGCGTGCCGCGTCGATCAACCCGAATGCGCAGCCCTGAAAGGGCCGTGAGCCATGTTTGTAAGTCCTGAAGACACGGGGGAAATTGTGAGTTCTGGAGCGGGGTCTTTCCTGTCGTTCGTCGCGGTGCTGGTCAGCATCGCGAACATGCTGTGGAGCTGGCACACCAAGAGCCAGTCCGCTGCGGCCGATCGCGTCAAGAAGCTGGAGGATCGGCTCGACCATGTCGAGGATCGTCAGATTTCGCTGGAGGGCGAGTTCAAACACCTGCCCACGAAGGACGATATCAGCGCGCTGCGCATCCAGTTGGCCGATGTCTTGGGCAAGGTAAACGTCCAAGAAAATTCGCTCACTGCCATAGCCCGCACCGTCAACCGGATCGACGATTTTCTGCGAGAGAAAGCATGAAGAGCTGGGAAGAGAAGAATGTCGAGGATGGTCGCTTGGTCATCCTTCGCGAGCTGGTCGCGCAGGTCGATGGCCGCCTCAATGAAGTGTCGCTGATGCATGTCCTCGACGCGTTTGCGATCAAGCGGTCGCGGGACTGGGTACGCACGCAACTGCGCAAGCTCGCCGAGCTGGGCGCCGTGCGCATCACCGAAGCCGGCACCGTCATGATCGCGCAGATCACGAGCCTTGGCCGCAACCATGTCGAGCGCCGCGAGATCATCGAAGGGGTCTCGCGTCCTTCCGACGATGCGTAAGCGGGTAAAGCTGCGCAGGGTCCAGCTGATCCCTGCCAACGCCGTGGCGCTGCTTCACGAAGCCGGTGTCGTCAGCCGAGACCAGGACCCCGAAACGGTAATGGCCTGGCTGACCCCGTCCGGCAACCCGGCCCGGATCATCGCCCGCTTTTCCGATGGCTGGCGCGCGGACCTGCGCATCCGCACCGATGGCAGCTTCTCGCTGACCCAGTCTCTCAAAATTCAGGTGACCCAATGACCCGACAGGAGCTGCTGGCGAAAATTCGCAAGTGCCTGGCCATGTCCAAGTCGGCCAATGAGCATGAGGCGGCGGCAGCGCTGGCGACCGTGCGGCGCCTGATGGAGCAATATGGCGTTGACCAAGCCGATGTCGATCTGATCGACGCGGGGGAGTACCGGGCGAAGGGAAGCTGCGCCTGGACGCCAACGCGCTGGGAAACGTTGCTCGCGGTTACCGTCGCGCGGGCGATCCCGACCACCGCCATCTCTTGCGGGGACACTGGCTGGGCCTTTGTCGGCCTGACACCCAATCCGGAGATCGCTTCCTATGCATTTGGCACCCTCTATCGGCAGCTGAAGCGCGCGCGCACTGCCTACATGGCGACCAACCTCAAGCGCCTAAAATCGACCCGCCGCAAAACTGCGCGAGCCGATGCCTTCTGCGAAGGCTGGGTGGTCGCGGTGCGGGTGAAAATCGAGGCACTATGTCCCGAGGCGGAAATGCCCGAAGTCGTGCGCGCATATATTGCCCGGAACTTCCGTGCGGTGGCACTACTCCCGCGCGAGACCGCTGCGAGCGGGGCCGCCGCAGAAAATGATCGGGATCACGGTTGGAGCGCTGGACGCAAGGTCGACCTCAACCAGGCTGTGACCTCGACCCGTCAGGAGCTACTGGCGTGAGCGACGATCGCACGGAACGCCGCCAGGGGCGCGGCTGGCTGTCGTCGCTCGACCAACTGCCCGAGGAAGCCGACGCCGATCTGGCCTGGGCAATCGAGCAGCTGCGCGATCGCACGATGCCGCAGACAGCGATCGTCGGCGAGTTCAACAAGCGGCTGGCGGATCGGGGGATCCCAGGCGTCAGCAAGTCCGCCTTCAGCCGCTGGGCGGTGCGCAAGTCCATCCAGTTCCGCAAGCTCGACGAGGTCCGCCATATTACGTCCGAGATCGTCGCCGACCTCGGCACCGATGGCGCTGACCAGGTCACCGTCGCGGTCGCGGAAATGATCAAGGTCGCGATCTATGAAAATCTGGAAAAGGGCGCGGTCGACAGCAAGTCGGTCATGGAGATGGCGCGTGCCCTGACCTCGGTCGTGTCGGCGCAGAAGGCGTCGAACGAACTGCGCAAGAAGCTGGAAGAGCGCGCCGCCCAGCAGATCGAGCAGGCGGCCGAGAAGGTCGAGACGATCGCGATCGAAGCGGGCATGACGGCCGAGCGCGCCAAGCAGATGCGTCATGATGTTCTGGGACTTCGCCCCCAGCCCAAAGCCGGCGCATGATCGGGCGGCTCCTTTGTCGTCTGGGGTTGCACGCCTGGCGCACTGACCAGGTGCGCGAGCTGCCTCCCGTGCCGCCGACCTTCCCCAGGCCGGCCTTCATTAATTCCCGCTGCGATCGCTGTGGCAAAACGGACTGGACGTTCCGCGATGAGTGATGCCCCCAAGCCCCGCAAGGGCAAGTCCATGCTTGCCGCTGGCGCTGCCGTGGCGGCCGCGCTCGCCGGCCCGGCTCAGCCGATGCCAAAGGTCGGCGGCGAAGCGCCGGTCATGTCGCGCGATGTGGAAAGACTGCCGCCGGAACTGCCGCGCGGTTTCGAACTGCCCGATGATCATGATCCCCTGGCTGATGGCATCCTCATGGACCATCAGAAGGAATGGCTGGAAGATCAGTCGGACCTGAAGCTGTGCGAGAAAGGCCGCCGCACCGGCATCACCTATGCCGAGGCGCTGGACGATACCATCATCGCCGCTTCGTCACGCGCGGCCGGTGGCGACAATGTCTTCTACATCGGCGACACCAAGGACAAGGGCCGGGAGTTCATCGGCTATGTCGCGCATTTCGCGAAGATCATCGCCAAGGAAATGCTGGCGGTCGAAGAGTTCCTGTTCGAAGACACGAAGGAAGACGGCTCCTCCCGCTATATCAGCGCCTATCGCGTAACCTTCGCCTCGGGCTTCCGCGTCGAGGCGCTGTCGTCCAGGCCGGAAAACATCCGTGGTCTTCAGGGCGTCGTCGTCATCGACGAAGCGGCCTTCCACAAGGATGTCCGCGCCGTGCTGGACGCGGTCAACGCGCTGCTGATCTGGGGCGGCCGCATCCGCGTGATCAGCACGCATAACGGCGTCCTCAATCCCTTCAACGAACTGATCCGCGAAGCCAAGGCCGGCAAGGTTCCCTTCAGCCTCCATTACATCCCCTTCTCAAAGGCGGTTGAGAACGGCCTTTATCGGCGCGTCTGCCTGACCAAGGGGAAGGAATGGAGCCAGGAAGCCCAGGACAAGTGGGAAGGCACTATCCGGGGCGCGTATGGCGCGCGCACCGCGCAGATGGCGCAGGAGCTGGATGCGATCCCGGCCGACGCGGAAGGGGCCGCGCTGCCGCGTGTCGTGATCGAGCGCTGTTCTGATCGCGGCGTTCCCGTCGTGCGCTGGCAGCTCCCCGACCGTTTCAAGGAAGCGCCGCCCGCCGAGCGCAAGGCGATCATGGAAGCCTTCCTGCGCGAGAAGCTGCGCCCGATCCTGGACAAGCTCGATCCGAACCGGCGCCATGATTTCGGGATGGACTTTGCGCGCAGCGGCGACGCGTCCGTCCTGATCGTGTCGTCGATAGAACAGGACCTGGTCCGACGCTGGCGGCTGGTCGTCGAGCTGCGCAATGTCCCCTTCGAAACCCAGCGAGATGTCGTCTTCTACATCGGCGACGCGCTGCCGCGATTTGGCCATGGCGCTTTCGATGCGACCGGCAATGGTGCGTACCTGGCCGAAGTGTCGCGCCAGAAATGGGGCGAGCGGATCAGTGAGATCAAGCTGAGCCAGGAATGGTATCGCCTCAATTCGCCTGCCTATGTCGAGGCGTTCGGCGATGACAGCGTCATCGTGGCCGGTGACGACGATATCGTCCGCGACCATCAGGCGCTCCAGTTCGTGGGCGGCGTGATCAAGGTGCCCGACGACATGCGCTACAAGGGCGCGGATGGCCTTGACCGTCACGGCGACGCCGGCATCGCCGGCATCATCGCCTGGTACGCATCCAACCAGGATGCAGCCGAATATGGCTATGAGCCGGTGCCGGTCGCCAGGGCTTCCATCTATGGCGAGCAGGCCGACGACTTTGACGGCGATGAAGCGCCGCGTGGATGGTGGAAGCCACCTGTCGGCGCACGCATCAGGCGGGTGATTGTGGATATGGCGCAGAAGGCCCTGGGAGCCTCAGGGAGCCTCCTCCCGCCCCGAGTGTGCGCAGCAGGGGGTGAATGGGGCCTCAGCACCCTTTTAAGCCCTCTTAAAATGATTTTAGAACGCCAGGAGCAATGGGCATGACCGTGTTGGTCGATCATCGGGGCCAGCCGCTCCGCAAAGAGGTGATGACGCGCGATGTTGCGGCGCCGACCCTCGCGGGCGTTCGCTCGCCATATACCGGATATCCTGCCGATGGCCTCGATCCGGTGCGCCTTGCCCGCCTGATGCGGTCTGCCGACATGGGCGATCCGCTCGCCTATTTCGAACTGGCCGAGCAGATCGAGGAGCGCGACCTCCATTATCTGGGCATCTTGGGCACTCGCAAACGGTCGGTCGCGCAAATCGATGTGACGGTCGATGCGGCCAGCGACAAGCCGCTGGACGTGGAAATCGCTGATCGCATGCGCCGCTGGATCGATCGTGACGAACTGGCGGACGAAACCTTCGATATTCTCGACGGTGTCGGCAAGGGCGATGCCTTCACCGAAATCATCTGGGATACCAGCAGCGGCCAATGGGAGCCAAAGCGCCTGGAGTGGCGCGATCCGCGCTGGTTCAGCTATGACCGGCTGGACGGGCGGACGCCGTTGCTGCGGGGTGGCGAGGACGGCAACAGCCCGGATTGTCCGCTGCCGCCATTCAAGTTCATCCGCCACACCGTCAAGGCCAAGTCTGGTCTGCCGGTGCGATCGGGCCTCGCGCGAATCGCGGCCTGGGCGTGGATGTTCAAAGCGTTCACTCAGCGCGACTGGGCGATCTTCACCCAGACCTATGGCCAGCCGGTGCGCATCGGCAAATTCCGCTCGGGTGCGAGCGATGCCGACAAGGCCACGCTGTTCCGCGCGGTCGCCAATATCGCGGGCGACTGCGCGGCGATCGTGCCCGAGGGCATGTCGATCGAGTTTATCGAGAGCAAGAATGTCGCGTCGGGCAGCGACCTCTACGAACGCCGGTCGGATTGGCTGGATCGCCAGATGAGCAAGGCGGTGCTGGGCCAGACCGGCACTACCGACACCAAACAGGGCGGCCTGGGCGACGGCGGCAACAAGGTTCATGACGGGATTCGCGAAGATATCGAGACCGCGGATTGCAAAGGCCTTGCCGCCACGCTGAACCGCGACCTGGTCCGGCCATGGGTCGATCTCGAATACGGGCCACAGTCGGCCTATCCGCGCATTCGCATTGCCCGCCCCAAAGCCGAGGATGTCAAAGGCCTGGTCGATGCTCTGGATAAGCTGGTCCCGATGGGTATGCGGGTCCAGATGAGCGAGGTCCGCGACAAGTTCGGTCTCTCCGACCCGGACGCCAAAGCCGAATTGCTGCGCGCGCCTTCTGCGCCCGCCGCGCCTGAGAGGATCGCGCAGCCCTCGCTGAAGCTGGTCCAGGCGCTCCAGGCAGCGCAGGGCAAGGCGGTCTTTCCTGCCGACGCGATCGCGGATCGCACGGTCGCCGACACAGCGCCAGATATGGCCGAACTGCTCGATCATATCGATGTGATGATGGAAGCGGCCAGCGACCTGAGTGAGTTCCGCGAAATGCTGCTGGCGGCCTATCCCGATCTGCCGATCGCGCGCCTGGCGGGCAAGATCGGTGATGGCCTGGTCGCGGCGCATGCGGCCGGGCGGTTCGACATCGAGGGCGGTTGATGCCCGGCCAGCCCAGCGCCATTTCCGGGACGTTCCGTCAGCCGTTCACCGAACAGATCGCCTTCTTTCGCGGCAAGCTCGGTAATCTGGTTCCGACGCAGTTCTGGGACGATCTGGAGCGCGAGCAGCATGACACCGGCTTCATGGTGGCCGGCGCGCAGAAGGCGGACCTGCTGAGCGATCTGGCCATGGCGGTCGACCGGACGATCGCGGAGGGCAAAAGCCTGGACGCGTTCCGCAAGGATTTCCGCGCGATCGTCCAGCGCCACGGCTGGCATGGGTGGACCGGCGAGGACACCAAAGGCGGTCAGGCCTGGCGAACCCGCACCATCTACAAAACCAACGCGTCGACCAGCTATTCTGCCGGCCGCTATGCCCAGCTGGTCGCCGACGATTATCCGATCTGGATCTACTTCCATGGCGGATCGAAGGAGCCGCGCCAGGAGCATCTCGATTTCGACGGCCTATGCCTGCCGCCCGACCACCCGTTCTGGAAAATCTTCTACCCGCCCTCGGACTGGGGATGCAGCTGCTATGTGCTGGGCGCCCGCAGCGAGCGGGAAGCGCGGCGGCTGGGCGGCAAGCCGGACAAGAAGCTTCCCGAGGGCTGGGACCGGATTAACCCCAAGACGGGGGCGCCATTCGGGGCGGGTCGCAATTGGGACTATGCGCCTGGCGCCAGTGTCGCGCCGATCGTCCAGGCATCGGCCGAGAAAATCCGGCATTGGGATTATCGCATCGGCAAGGGCTTCATGGAGGGCGTGCCCGAGGCGATGCGGGACGCCCTGGCGGAAAGCTATCGCGCGCTGCCTTCCGTGGCGGATGATGCCCGCCGCTATGCGCGCCGCATCTGGGGGCAGAGCGACGGCATCATCGAACCGCTGCGCACGCTCGGCCTGGTCGGGCCGCGCCAGGCCGAGGCGATCCGCGCGGTCGTTGCCGGCGACACGCCGATCGATCTCTACGATTACTCGTTGGCGCGCCACGATCTGGACCATATCCGCGCCGCGCATGGCAGCTCCGCGACCGAAGCTCCGCGCGGGCAACGGGCTATCGTGCCGGACGATTTCGCGATGCTGCCCCAGATCATCGCCCGGCCCGACGCGATCGAGCCGGCGGGCACGTCGAAGGACGGGGATCAGCTGGTGAACTTCGTGAAGCGGATCGGCGGCCAAACCTATGTCGCCACATTCGTGATCCGGCGCGGCCGGCGCACGGTGGCGCTGGTGACCATGTATGTTCGTATCGGGAAAGGTGGAAGCGCGGCCGCGACCCAACGCCGCTGAACGTCCTGCACATAAGCGCAGGAGGCCGCTGCCACGCTTCCAGGGAAGTTTATAGCCATGATCAAGGTCGATTTCAAATATGCGGTGGTAGCGGAGGCGCTGGGCGAGGTGTCGCGCCGCCTGTCCGATATGACGCCGATCCACCAGTCCATCGGCAACTATGTAGTGCGGGCCACCAAGGAGCGTTTCAAGAAGGGCATCGATCCTGATGGCAACGCCTGGACGCCGAAGAAACAGGCGACGATCGATCGCTACAAGGAACGCGGCGACGGTGACCGACCCGATCCGCTGATCGGCCCGTCGAAACGGCTGTCGAGCGAGATTGCGCAATATGCCGATGCACAGGGCGTCGAGATCGGGTCAGCCCTGGAATATTCTGCGGTGATGCAGAATGGCGCGAAGCAAGGGGCGTTCGGCAAGTCACCACGCGGTGGCCCGATCCCCTGGGGCGACATCCCCGCGCGCCCCTGGCTGGGCCTGTCGGAAGAGGATGAGGCCAATATCATCGACATTGCCGATGAATATCTGGAACAGGCCTTCAAGCTCAGCGGTTTCAATGGCTGACGCACGCCGTTTGATTTTCCACGGCGCCGGTGGCAGGTTGCCATCGCGCCCGAAACGAGCGCCTTCCCTAACATAACCAGCACCCATGGCCGCGCCCGCTGCCATGTTTTGCCATGTCCGCCGCAGGCACAACAGCGGCATGACGAAGTCGCTCTCCAACATTGCCCTCTGCTCCGCGATCACGATCGCTGCCAGTGACGCGCCGCCCGAGTGGCTTCACCTGCTCCCGGCTGGTGAAATCTTCACCAATGACGGACGCGGTCCCTATCGCGCCGGTGACATGGTCGCCCTGATGGCGGCCTCGCTCAATGCCGGCGACAAGCTGGTCCTGGACGAGAACCATGCCACCGATCTGGCGGGGCCGCGCGGCGAGGAAGCCCCGGCACGCGCCTGGATCATCGAGCTTCAGCATCGTGATGACGGCATTTGGGGCAAGGTCGATTGGACCGAAGCGGCCATCGGCCGTCGCATCTGGAAAGAATATCGCGGCGTCTCGCCGGTCATCCTGCACCGCAAGGACGGGACGATCGACGCAGTGCTGCGCGCCAGCCTCACCAACAAACCCAATTTCCGGGGCCTTGTGGCCCTTCATCAGGAGAATGCCATGGATTTCCGTGCATGGCTGATCGAGGCGCTTGGCCTCGACAGCGCAGCCGACGACGCCGCGATCATGGCGGCGCTCAAGGCCAAGTTCGAGGGCAAGAAGGAGGATGGCGAAACCGCGCTCCAGTCTGCCCTTGATCCCATCGCCCAGGCGGCGGGTCTCGCGGTAGGCAGCAACGCCGCCGCGATCCTGGTCGGCGTGCAGCAGCTCGCTGCCGGCGGCGGTCGTGACGAGGTCATCACCGCGCTCCAGTCGGAACTGGCCGGTGTCACCAACCAGCTCAACGCCCTCCAGGATGATGGCAAGCGCCTGGCCGCCACGACGTTCGTGGACGGCGCGATCGCCGCACAGCGGGTCGGCATCAAGCCGATGCGCGACCGGTACATCGCCATGCACATGGCCGATCCGGCAGGCACGCAGGAGCTGATCAACGCGATGCCCTGCCTGGCGCCGACCGGCACCCGCCTTGTTCCCCCGGCCGATCGCAAGGCCGGCGAGCTGAACGAAGCCGACACCTCGGTCATCGCCCTGATGGGTCTCGACCCCGAGGAATACAAGAAATCGCTCGCTGCGTCGGGCCAGCAGGAGGCACGCTAAATGGCTGCGCTTACCGCAGATCGTAACACTCCGCGCCGCGAGCGCGGGATAGAGAGCCACCCGGTCAAGGGGGCGACCACCATTCATGCGGGCGCGCTCGTCTGCCTGGATGCTACCGGCCAGCTAGTGCCTGGCGCCTTGGCCACCGGCTTGATCGCGCGCGGCCGGGCCGATGAAAAGGTCGCTAACGACGGTGCGGACGGCGCTGTCCGCTGCAATGTCCGCCAGGGCATCTTCCGCTGGAACAATAGCGCCGCCGCCGACGCCATCACCCGCGCCGAGATCGGTGACCTCGCCTACGTCGTCGACGATCAGACGGTCGCCAAGACGAATGGCACCAACACCCGATCGGCCGCCGGCACGATCCGCGACGTGGACGCCCAGGGCGTCTGGGTCGAGACCCTCTGAGGAGCTTTCCAGCATGATCATCAACGCCGAAAATCTGGCGGCCGTTCGCACCGGCTTCAGCACCGCCTTTGCCAAGGGGCTGGGCCAGGCCAAGCCGCTCTATCAGCGCGTGACTACCGTGGTGCCCGCCAGCACCAAGGAACAAAAATATGGGTGGTTGGGCAAAGTGCCCAATGTGCGCGAATGGATCGGTGCGCGCATCGTCCAGAACCTTTCCCAGGGCGACTATGCGATCCGCGAAAAGCCGTGGGAACTGACCATCGGCGTCGATCGCGACGATATCGAGACCGACAATATCGGCGTCTATGCGCCGCTGTTCGAAGAAATGGGTCAGTCCACCGGCGCATTCTGGGATATGCTGGTTTGGCCGCTGCTCAAGGACGGCTTCACCACCCCTTGCTATGACGGCCAGAATTTCTTCGACACCGATCATCCGGTCCTGGACGCCGCCGGCCAGACCGTCACCGTCGCCAATACCGATGGCGGCGCGGGCGCGCCCTGGTTCCTGCTCGACGTGAGCCGCGCGCTCAAGCCGATCATCCTCCAGAAGCGCAAGGATTTCAAATTCGTCGCCCGTGACAAGGATACCGACGACAACGTCTTCGACCTCAACGAGTACAAGTACGGCGCCGACGCCCGTGCCAATGTCGGCTTCGGCTTCTGGCAATTCGCCTGGGGGTCCAAGCAGACGCTCGATGCGGCGCATTACGAGACGGCACGCGCCGCTCTGTCGGGCATGAAGGGCGATCATGGCCGTCCGCTCGGCATCAGCGGCAATCTGCTGATCGTCGGTCCGACCAACGAGGGCGCCGGCCGCAAGCTGCTCCAGTCGCAGCTGGTGAATGGCGGCGAGAGCAACCCCTGGGCAGGCACGGCCGAACTGCTCGTCTGCCCCTGGCTCGCCTGATCATGGCGCGCGAACCCAAGAAGACGCCGGTCCCTGTGCCGGCGTCCACGCCCGCCGCCGCTCCGGCTCCTTTCGTGGACGGGACGTCCATCGCGGCCTTGCAGCCGGGCGGTCCTGCTCAGGATGAAGCCATCGGAAAGGCTGTGTCGGAGGCCATCGCCGATGGTGCTCTGGCAGGTGCCGGCACGATCATGACTGCGCTCGCGCAGGAGGTCATTCCTGTCGCCCCGTCGATCGACGCTCTTCTCGAACTGGCCGAGAATGCGCCCGCCGATATCGTCGCGACCATCGGGTTCCGTGTTGTCGGACCTCGCCAGGGCCGCTGGCGTGCGGGTCGCAACTTTGGCCTGGAGGCGCAGGTTCTGCCGCTCATCAATCTGGGCGAGGATGAGTTGCGCTCGATCGACGGCGACGCGCTGCTGAACTGGTCAGTCGTGCGGCTGCCCGAGGTCGAAGAGGCGGAAGACGCCGAATGAGCTATGCCACCCAGGCGATGCTGGTGAAGCGTTTCGGTGAGCGGCAATTGGTGCAGCTCACCGACCGTGGCGAGGTTCCGACCGGCCAGATCGACACCGATCTGGTCGCTCAGGAACTGGCCAATACCGACGCGGTCATCAACGGCTATGTCGGCAACCGGTATCGCCTGCCGCTCGATCCCACGCCCGATCTGGTGACGGATCTGGCGATCTCGATCGCGCTCTACAAGCTGCATGCCTTCGCGCCCGATCCCAAGGTGAAGGACGATTACGACCAGGCGATCCGGACGTTGCGCGACATCAGCAACAACGTGGTCAAGCTCGACGCGGCGGGGGTGGAGCCGGCGTCATCGGGCGCGAGCGGGGTTCAGTTCATCGATCGTGAACGCCCGCTCACGCCCGAAAGCATGCGTGGCTTCATCTGATGTTTGCCCAGGTCAAGGACCGTCTGGCCGATGTCACGCAATTGTCGGGACGCGTGCAGCCAGGCGCCAGCCTGTCGGACCTGATGGCCCGCAACCAGGCGCCGCAGGTTTGCCCAGCTGCATTCGTGCTGCCGCTGGGGATTCGCGGCGGTCCGGTGACGGCGATGACGGGCGTGTTCGCCCAGACCATCGCCGAAACCCTGGGCGTGGTGCTGTTCCTGCGCGCGGCCGGCGACGCGACCGGCGGCAAGCTGACTGACCAGCTGGTGCCGCTGCGCAACGCGGTGATCCGCCGGATCGTCAACTGGGCGCCGCAGTCCGACTGGGGCGAGGACGAGACGATCGGCGTGTTCCGCCTGGCGCGCGGCGAGCTGATCAGCCTGTCGTCCGGCCTGCTTACCTATCAGCTCGACTTCGCTTTGGACGATCAACTGAGGATTTGAAATGGCTACCAAGAAGGCTTCATCGGCCGCTGAAACGCCGGCCACCGATACGCAGACGCCGGCCGTTACTAATCAGGACGATACGGCGGACATCGTGTCCGACGCGGTCGACACCCCCGCGATTGCGGAGGTCGACCCCGTACCGGCTGCGATTCCCGATCCCATCGTCGCCCTCAATGAGCATGGCAACGAACGCCCGCTCTCGGGCGGCAGCTTCATCCGCCAGGCGGATGGCACCCTGACCCGGAACATGGAGGCGTAAATGGCCGAACCGATCAAATGGCGTAGCAAGATCATCCTGGCGAAGATCGAGCCGCTGGCCAGCTATGGCGTGGACTCAGTGCCCACCGGCGCGCTCAACGCGATGCTGATGACCAATGTCACCTTCCAGCCGATGGAAGGCCAGTCGGTCAGCCGTAATCTGGAGCGGCCCTATATGGGCGCGCAGGAAGAACTGCCGGTCGGTCTCTATTCGGTGCTCCAGGGCGATATCGAACTGGTCGGCAGTGGATCGACCGGCGTGGCGCCGGCCTGGTCCCCAATCATTCGGGCCTGCGGCGTGGCCGAGGTCATCACGCCCGATGGCGGCACGGTCGGCTCGGGCAAGGTCGAATATTCGCCGGTCAGCGACAATCAGGAGAGCGTGTCGATCTATTTCCTGATCGGCACTACCCGCTATGTCATGCTGGGCGTGCGCGGCACCGGCCAGATCACCGTCAATGCGATGGGGATTCCCGTCTTCCGCGTGACGCTGACCGGCCTGTTCACGGTGCCCAGCGTCCAGTCGCGCCCCACCATCGATCTGACCAAGTTCGCCAAGCCGCAGGCGGCGAGCAAGGCCACCACACCGGTGTTCACGATCGGCGGCGTCTCGTTCGCCATGCGTGAATTCCAGCTCAACCTGGGCTGCGATGTCCAGACCCGCATGCTGGTCGGCCAGGAACGGATCGTCATTGTCGACAAGGCCGAGCAGATCAGCTGCACGGTCGAGGCCGTCGTGCTGGGCACCTACAACCCGGTGTCGCAGGCGGGTTCGCCCACGGCCGATGCCCCCAAGCAGGTCATCAACCTGGAGCACGGGTCGATCGCAGGCCGCCGGGTGAAGGTCAATGCGCCGACCGCAGTCCAGCAGCGCTTCGCCGGTCCCCAGGAAAATCAGGGCGTCGAGGAATGGCCGCTCAGCTTCTCGCCGCTGCCTTCGGTCGGCGACGACCAGTGGAAGATCACGCTGACCTGATCACGAAATAAACCCCGAGAGGGGCGATGATCCGTCGCTGGCGTCCGGGCTGGCGACTGGGGAGCCAGCAACAGGCGGCGGGCCGAGACGAACCGCCGCCCACCAAAACCCAAGGAGCTCCCATGTCTTTCGTTGTCGATCCCAATCCCACCTTCACCCATGTCGTCAAGGTCAAGGTCCCCGTCGATGGGGGCTTCAAGGACCAGAGTTTCAAGGCGACCTACAGCGTGATCCCGACCGACGAGATCAGCCAGTATGACCTGGGCGCAGGTACGGGATCGAAGGAATTCTTGCAGCGCGCGGTGACCCACATGTCGGACCTGGTCGACAAGGATGGCGAGACCATCAGCTACAGCGACGAACTGCGCGATCAGCTGCTGGGCCAGCTCTATGTCCGCAAGGCGTTGGCCCGCACCTATTTCGAAGCGGTCGCAGGCGCCCAGTCGGGAAACTGAAAGACGCCGCCCGGCGCTGGGCGCTGGGCGGCCCGCCCGATCTTCGCGAGGCGATCGACGACGCGGAACAATGGGGAATCCCGGCCGAAGCGATCGCCACCCTTGAGCATAAGGAGCCGGGATTTCCGGTCTGGCCGCAGAATATGGTCATCGTCGACGCCTTCCTTGCCATCACCAGTCAGCTGCGGGCGATCCAGATCGCGCCGGGCCAGCTGCTCTGGCAGGGCTTCGACTATGCCGGCGCCAAGGCGGGTCTCGAACAATCGGCCATGCACCTCAATCCGATCCAGTGGACCTGGCTGCGCGTGATGGAACGTGCGGCGGTCTCTGCCCTCAACGGCTATCGCGGGTGACCCAGGCATGAGCCTCAAGACTTCCCTCATCATCACCGGCGACAGCGGCACCGCGAAGGCAGCGGTCGATGCGCTGAAGGACAGCGTCGACAAGCTCAACGAAACCGCCAAGGCCGGCAGTGCGCCGGCCGATGCAATGGGCAAGGCGGTCGATGGTGTTGCCGATAGCGCCAAGGATGCAGCCGGCGCGCTCGGCTCGCTCGACGGCGCGATCGGCGACATCGCCGGCAGCGCGGCCGATGCCGCCGGCACCGGTTCGGCGCTGGGCGGCGCACTGGACGATATCGGGACCGGCGCGCGCAATGCGGGCAAGGATGCGGGGTTCCTGGGCAGCATCCTGTCTGACGCTAGCGGTGCCATCAAAGACGCAATCAGCGGCGCGCTCGGCCTGGACGGTGCGCTCGACAATATGGGTGGCGCGACCAAGGAATCCTCCAAGCTGGCCGGCGAGCTGGAAGGCAAGCTAGGCGACATGGCCAGGGGCGCGCTGGAGTCCTCCGCCGCCCAGGGCGCGATCGCCAAGGCCAGTGGCGTTGCCGCCACCGCCATGAGTGGGTTTGGCGTTTCGGCCGCGACCGTGGAAGCGATCCTCACTGGCGGGCTGTCCTTGGCACTGACCGCCGTCATCGGATTTATGTCGGGCTTTGCAGCTGAGGCGCTGAGCGGCAGTGACGCGCTGGGCCAGCAGGAAGATGCTGCGGCTTCCCTGACCGAGCAGATCGAAGCGCTGAACAAGGCGTTGGAGAAGGAAACCCGCACGCAATATAGCGCGCGGGTCGAGACGTTAAACCACGCGGAAGCTCAGCGCGCGCTTGCCGTCGAAGCTATCAAAACGCGTAAGGCGTTGCTCGAAACGGCAATGGCCGAGCAGAGGAAAACCCCGAGTTGGTCACCGGCTGGTCCGGGTCAAGCGATCCAGCAAGCTGCAATCATGCAAGCAAATTCGGCGGTCGCTGCACTCCAGAAGCAATTGGACAGGGCTGAACAGGACCTCGCTAAAGCTAACTCCAATGTGAATATGGAGCGCCGCTATTTCGTTGATCGTGGTGTTGAGGCCGCGACCGACCCACGCGCTCGCGCCAATCTGACGTTTGACCAGGGGCTGGATCGTCTCGATCGCCGTCGCACGCAGATCAGCGAAGCCCAGTATGCGCGCGAGCGGGCGCAGCTGGAGCGTGATCGCGCTGCCGCCCTGGACGCGGTCAGCGAAGCCGAGAAGAAGGCGAGCGCCAGCGGCAAGTCCCTGTCCAGCACGCGCAGCGCCGCCAGCGCCGCCGATCGCGCGGCGGCCGAGGCGACCAAGAAGCTGAAGGCCGATCTGGAGGGCGTGATCGGTCGCTATGATCCGGCCCGCAAAGCGGCGGCGGATTATGCCGAGGAACTGGAGCGGATCGCCAAGCTCAAGGACGCCGGCAAGATCAGCGACGACGACGCCACCAATTATCGCGCCCAGGCCAGTGCCGCTTATCTGAGCAAGTCGCTCGACGTATCGGGCATCAAGGAACTGGCCGAGCAGGAGCAGGCGGCGATCGACGCGTCGGGCGCGATCGACAAGATCGTCCAGTCGATCAACGATGAGACGGCGGCGCTGGGAATCCTCAATCCCGTCCAGCGCGAACTGCTCAATTATCGCGAGCAGCTGGCCGCGCTTTCGCCTGAAGAACGGGCGGCGGCCGAGGCGCGGATCGCGGGCGCGCTGGCCGAGAAGACTGCAACTGAAGAGGTCGCCCGCGCCACCGAGGAAGCCCGTCGCGCCCAGGAACAGCTTGGCAATATGGCGGTCGACGCCTTCACCGCGATCGTGGCGGGCGGGCAGAAGGCGAGCGACGTGATCGGTCGCCTGGCTGAGACCATCGCGTCGGCCGCGCTGCAAGCAACGCTGTTCGGCACCGGCCCGCTGGCCGCGATGCTGAACGGCGCCGTCGCGCCCTCGACCGGCAGCAGCTCGCAGTCGGCGGTCAGCGACCAGGCCAACAAGGCGCTGGCCAAAACGCTGAGCGGCGAGATCGAAACCTCCATGGACAAGGTGTTCGGGACCAAGGGGTCGTTCGGCAAAACGCTCCAGAATGCCGGCCTTGGCTATGCGGCGGGCGGCATCACCGGCAGCAAGACGGGCGGCGCGCTCGGCGGCATGATCGGCGGCGCGGTCGGCAAGGAACTGCTGGGTTCGGCATTGGGGTCGCTCGGCCAGTTCGCCGGCCCGATCGGCGCGATCGCGGGCGGGTTGCTCGGCGGCGCGATCGGCGGCCTGCTCAAGAAAACTAAGACGGGCGCGGCCAATATCACCAGCGTCGACAGCGATGCGACGCTGAGCGGCAATAGCTCGCAATTCAAGGCGGCCGCGTCCGGCGCCGCCAGCTCTGTCCAGGACGGGCTTTCCTCGATCGCCGAGCAGCTGGGCGGCTCGATCGGTTCGTTCAACGTTACCATCGGGCAGCGCCACGGCGACTGGCGCGTCCGCTCGGGCACTGGCTCGCTCAAGGTCGCCAAGGGCGCCAAGGAATTCGACGACGATCAGGAAGGCGCGATCGCCTATGCCATGCAGATAGCCATCTCTCAGGGGGCTGTAACAGGCCTTTCAGCGGCCGTTGCAAAGGCGCTTAACAGCTCGACCGATCTTGATGAGGCGCTGACCGAAGCGCTCAAGGTCCAGGAAATCGAGACGCTGCTGGGCGGCATCACGGCCGAGATGACGAACCAGTTCAAGACGTTCGAAGCCCAGGCCAAGGAACGGCTGCGGATCGCAACGGAATATGGTTTCGACATTGTCGAGATCGAGAAGAAGAACGCCGAGGATCGCGCTGCCCTGGTCGATCAGATCCTGTCGTCGCGGATCGGTTCGCTCCAGGACCTGCTGGACGATCTGAAGTTCGGCGATCTGTATGAGGGGTCCGTTACCGATCAGCGCACCGCGCTGCTGGCCGAGATTGCCAAGGCACGCGCGGCGGCCGAAGCGGGCGAGGACGGCGCGGCCGACACGCTGGCGACCTTGTCGCGCCAGCTGATCGAGCTTTCGCGCGAAGCCTATGGCACGGCCGGCAGTGAGTATCTGACCGACCGCGACAGCGCGATCGCCGACGCCCAGGCCGTCATCAAGGCAGAGACGGATCGCGTCACCGCTGCCCAGGAAGCGGCCGGCTCGACCAATGAGAAGCTGGACGAGGCCAATGATATTGCCGCCACATCGGCCGCGTCGCTGGAGGATATCAGCTCCAAGCTGAGCACGCTCATCGACGCCGTTAGCACCGGGGCTTCGACCCTGGCTGTCGACACCAGCCTGGTGGCGCGCGGCCTATGAGCGTCGCCTTCAGGATTCGCGCCTGGCCCAGGGCCGCTGCTACCGGCGCCGCGATCGCGGTGTTCCTTGCCGGCGGCAATAGTGGTGCGCCCCATCATGACGGCACCAACCATTATCAGGCGGGTGTCATTGCTGATCCGCGCTTCGAAGCATCGGTCAGCTTTACCGACGATGGCTGGGCCGCGCAGGCGGTGCCCAGTGTCGGCGCGATCGGCTGGGCACCGGCCGAGCCGGCTAAGCTCGACCAGTTCACGGTCCTTTACTGGCGGGACGCCACGATCGAGGTCGACCGGATCAAGGATGGCGTTGTCACGCGCCGCCTTACCGGCACGATCGCGGAAGCAACGGTCAGTGATGGCAAGCTGATCATCACCTGCGCCGACCTTTCCAAAATTCTGGACAAGCCCGTCACCGCTGCGACCTTCGCGGGCACGGGCGGCATCGAGGGCGGCGACTTCGCCATCGGCCGCGCCAAGCGGCGCAGCTTTGGTCGGGTCTGGAATGTCGAGGGCCACCTGCTCGACAAGGCCAATAATATCTATGAGTTCGGCGATCCGGCATTCCCGCTCCAGGGCTGCACGGCGCTGCGCGACATGGGCCGCGCCGGCCCGCTCGGCATCATCGCCTGGCAGGGCAGCATCGCCGCGACCCTCAATGCGCTCAAAGCCGCGACCCCCGAGCGGGGCGGCGGCCTGTTCGCGCCGTCGATCGCCTGCGCCAAATGGTGGACCCAGCCGGCCGGGCCGCTGACCGCTGACCTTCAGGGCGAGGCGGCTGGCTATGCCGAGACCGCTGCCGGCATTGCTGCCCAGCTTCTCGGGCTTGCCCAAGGGCCGACGATCAGCAACCTCGCTGCCGCCAATGCCCTGCGCCCGGCGGTCTGCGGCCTGCATATCGGCGACAATAGCGAGACCACGTCGGCCGCCTTGGACCGGTTGCTCCAGCGCGTGACACTGGGCTGGCGCGTGACGCCGGCCGGAACGGTCGAAATCTGGAACTATACATTCACCGGCCCGGTCGAGTCGCTGAACGCGACCTTCATCAGCCGTGAAAGCACCATCCAGCCGGTCAAATCCAGGCAGGTCGGATATAAGAAGAATGAGCGGGTCCACGGTGACGGCGAGATTTCCGCCGCCGTCCAGGCCAGCGATGTCGTCTATGAGGATGGCACCACCGCCGACGAGATGAAGCCGGCCGAGCCAGGCGCGACCAATGGCGCCAGCGCTGCGGAAAAGGATAAGCTGGCCCAACTGGAAGCCGATACCGCAACGGCAAAGACTAATATCGCTGCGGCCCAGGCGCAGATCGCGGCGATCCAGTCCAGCGTTGCGACCGACTTCTCGGCGGTCAATGCCGAAGTCGATGCGCTGCAAGGCTCGCTGTCGACGGCGCAGAGCAATATTGCCGCGCTCCAGTCCGGCCAGTCGAGCCTGTCCACGTCGGTATCGAACCTCCAGTCGAGCATGACGGCGGCACAAAGCTCGATCAGCAACCTGCAGTCGTCGGTCAATGCCAGCCTGTCAGCGCTGAACAGCGATGTGGACGCGCTGGAAACACAGGCCGCCAATTTCGCCGCCAGCGTCTCCGGCCTCAATACGCAGGTCGGGTCGATCAATACCAATGTGTCGGCCCTGACCACGCGGATCGCGGACGCCGAAGGCGACATCGACAGCCTGCAATCGACCGTGGCGAGCCAGGGCGCGGCGATCACGGCGAATGCGACCGCGATCACCAATACTCAGGGATCGCTTGCCGAATATAGCCTGCGCCTGTCGAGCAACCGCCGGAACCTGCTGCCCAATGGCGGGCCGGAGGCGCTGCTACGCGGCTGGACCGGCTCGGCGACCTGGGCGGTCAACACCAACAACAGCGAGGGCGCCTATTTCCTCTGCACGCCCACCGCCAGCGGCACATTCGTCCTGACCAGCGATGCGATACCGATGGAGGCGGCTGTCGCCCTGACGCTGGCCTATGAGACCCGCAACACGGGCGCGACCTCCTATTGCGATATCCAGTGCTATGACGCGGCCGGTGCGAACCTGATGGATAGCGGGCAAAACGCCGCAGCTTCGGGTACGGTATGGGGCGACCGAGCAAGCCGCGCCTTCACCCTCACCACGCCCGCCAACACGGCGTCGGTGCGCGTGCGACTGGTCTGTGTCGCAACCTCCGCTTCCGATCGCGCGCGCATCCGCCAGATCAAGCTGGAAAAAGGGACGACCTGGTCAGGCTATTCCAATGACGCATCGGTCGCGCAGGCCTTCAGCGCGATCAGCTCGGCCGAGGTCAATGTCGCCAGCCTGCAAACGACCGTCGCAACCCAGGGCGCTTCGATCACCAGCAATGCCACCGCCATCACCGCGCTGACCGGTCGCACTGCCACGCTGGAGACGACGGTGTCGAGCCAGGGCGCGACCATCGGCACGCTGCAATCGGCCGTGTCAACCGCCAATGGCAATATCGCCAGCCTCACGACGCGGGTGAATGTCAGCCAGACGAACCTGCTGGCCAATGGCGGCCTTGAAAATGGCTTTTCTGGCGCCATCACTGGCGGGTCTTTTGCCTGGAGCAATGCACCGGAATGGGGTCCGATCGCGACCACGTCTACTAACGGAACCCAGATATTCGAATTTGCCGACATCACCGCCGTGCAGGTTGGCGCGACCTATTGGATTTCTTGCGACCCGCTCGCGCTGGGCGCGTCATCCATCTATTGCGATCTGCTGTTCCTCGACGCCAGCGGCAATGTGCTGCTCGATGGTGGCCAGAACAGTCAGGCAGCGCCTTTCAATTTCAGCGCCAATGACACGCGCCGATCGCTGATCGCGGTGTCGGCCGTGGCGCCCAGCGGCACAGCCAAAATCCGCCCCCGCGTCGTGGCCAATGTAGTCAGCAATCAGGTCGCAGGCTTCCGCCGCGTGAAGGTGGAAACCGGCAATAGCTGGACGCCGTTCTCCAGCGAAGCCAGCCTATTCTCTAACTGGTCGGCGACCAACACCGCGACCGCCAGTGTCGCCAGCCTGACCACGACCGTCAGCACGCAGGGCGCGTCGATCAGTTCGGCTCAGACCGCGATCACCACGCTACAAGGGTCGGTGTCGAGCTTGCAGACGACGGTCAGCACGCAAGGCGCCTCGATCACCTCGCTGCAAAGCACGACCTCGACCCACACCGGGCAGATCGCGCAGCACACGACCGACATCGCCACCGCCAACAGCAATATCAGCACGAATGCCCAGGCCATCACCACGGCCAACGGCAATATCGCCAGCCTGACCACACGGGTGTCGTCGGCCGAAAGCAGCATTTCCAGCCAGGCGACGGCCATCACCGGCCTGACCGGTCGCACCGCCACGCTGGAAACGACGGTCAGCAGCCAGGGCGCGTCGATCACCTCGCTCCAGACCACGACCTCGACCACCAGCGCGAACCTCGCCACCCTCACCACGCGGGTCAATGCAGCGTCCACCAACCTGCTTAAATATGGCGGCTTTGAAAGCGGCGCGACCGGCTGGGTGATTGTGGGGGCGGCCAGCTGGGGCGCGGTCAACGGCTTTTGGGGACCGTTCGTCAACACGGCCGGGCTTTCGAACGGCAATGCCGGCTTGCAGAGCGAGCAGTTCGACGCTTCGCCCGGCCAAGCCTGGACGGCATCGGTCGACGCCGAGTTTCTGGCGACCGCTGGTCAGATGTATTTGCAGATGGCCTTCCTGGTCAGCGGCAGCTGGACGACGGTCGGCACGGTCACCAAGACATTGGGCGCAGGCTTCACCAGCACGGCCGACGGTCGCCTGCGCACCACTGCGACAGCGCCCGCCAACACGACCAAGGTTCGCATGCAGATCGGCGTCGTCAATGTGACCGGCGTCACCAACTGTGGCTTCCGCCAGGCCAAGCTGGAAGTCGGGTCGGTCATGTCGCCCTACAGCAACGAGGCGAGCGTCTATCAGACGATCCAGACCCTCACGAGCGCCACGGGCAGCCTTGCAACCCTTTCGACCACCGTATCGACCCAGGGCAGCAGCATCACCAGCCTGCAATCCTCCTACACCTCGCTGAGCGGGTCGCTTGCCAGCCTTACCACGCGGGTCGGAACGGCCGAAAGCTCCATCACCTCGCTTCAGTCGGCGTCGACCACCCAGGCCGGGCAGATCAGCACGTTGCAATCGACGGTCGCGACCCAGGGTTCGTCGATCAGTTCGAACGCGACCGCCATCACGACGCTGCAAGGCAATGTCGCCTCGCTGACCACACGGGTGAATGCGGCCCAGACCAACCTGCTGGTCAATGGCGGGCTGGAGAATGGCTTTGCGGGGGCGGTCACTACCAGCACCTTCGTCTTTGCCAACAGTGGCGCATGGGGGCCGTCTGCAACCACCAGCGTGAACGGCACGCAGCTATTCGAATTCGGCGACATAGTTGGGGTCCAGCAAGGCGCGACCTATTGGATTTCCTGCGATCCTCTCGCCTTCGGTTCGTCCACTATCTACTGCGATCTGCTGTTCCTCGATGCGAGTGGCAACGTTCTGCTCGACGGCGGCCAGAATGCGCAGACCGGCTCCTTCGACTTTTCGGGCAACAACAGCCGCCGCGCTCTTATCGCTGCGTCGGCGGTCGCGCCCAGCGGAGCGACGCGGATCCGGGCGCGAATTGTCGGTGAGGTTGTCAGCAATGCCGTTGTTGGCTTCCGGCGGGTAAAGGTGGAGCGAGGCGAGGCGTGGTCTGGCTTCTCGTCCGAGGCCTCGATCGTCCAGAGCTTCACCGCTTATTCCGGCCTCGACAGCAGCCTCGCGACGCTGTCGAGCACGGTATCCACCCAGGGCGGCAGCATCACGTCGCTGCAATCGAGCTTCACCAGCCTTAATGGTACGGTGTCGAGCCTGTCCTCGACCGTGTCCGCGCAGGGCACGTCGATCAGCACGCTGCAATCGGCATCCTCGACACAGTCGGGGCAGATCGCAACGCTTCAGACCCAGATCGTGCTGGGCGGCAACCTGTTGCAGAATACCGATTTCGCGGTCGATACGTCGGGCTGGTTCTTCAACCAGAGTGGCAGCAGCCACACCGGCGCCCGCGATCTGCTGGGCGATGCCTATCGCCTGCCCAATGAGCACACGGTCGGTATTCGTCAGGGTGACACCAATACCACCGCCTATGCCTTCTGGCAGTCGACCGCCGTCGCCGTGGAGCCGGGCAAATATTATGAAGCCAGCTGCCTGGCCGCCAACGTCAATGCCAACCTGACCATCTATCTGCGCTATCAGGATGCGAACGGGGGCACAGTCCAGGACTTCACCGCCGCTAAGACCAGCGACAGCCAGGGCGCGACATTGTCGGCCTTCCTGCCGCTGTTCCGGCGTGGCCTGGCCCCGGCCGGCGCCACCAAAGCCGTAGTCATCCTGCTCAAGAACAGCACCAAGGCTGGCAGCGAAAGCTATGGCTGGTTCATTCGGCCGCAGCTGGCCCAGGTGCCGAGCCTGACCGGTGGCCCGGTGGCCTATTCGCCGGGCAGCGCCAGCACCACGATCAACACGCAGGCAACCGCACTCAGCAATGCGACCAGCAGCCTTGCGAGCCTGACCACCACGGTCAACACCCAGGGCGCGACTATCTCCAGCCAGGCGACCGCGATCAGCACGTTGCAGGGCCAGCAGTCCAGCCTGTCGTCGACGGTCTCGGCGCAGGGCGCGTCGATCACCTCGCTCCAGACCGCCACCTCGACGCTGCAAGGCAATGTCGCGACCCTGACGACGCGGGTGGGCGCTTCCAGCCCCAACCTTCTGCCCAATGGCGGGCTGGAGAACGGCTTTGCCAGCGGCATTAGTTCGACCGGCGGTTACAGCTTTGCCACCAGCGCGGACTGGGGCACGATTGCGACCACGACTGCGACCGGCACCCAAGTGTTCCAGTTCGCGCCGATCGCGGCTGGTTCCAGTCGGGTTTACACGCTGGCTTGTGATCCGGTCTGCACCGGCTCGGGCAGCACGGTTTATTGTGACATGCTGTTCCGCGACGCGAGCAATAATATCCTGCTCGACAGCGCGCAGAATGTGCAGACGGGATCGTTCGACTTCGACACCACCACCGGCCGGCGCGGTCAGATCGCCATCACCGCGACGGCGCCTGCCGGCACAACTAACGTCGTTTGCCGCTTCGTGGGCGTTGCGGCCAATGGCGGGACGGTCGGCTTCCGGCAGATGAAGCTGGAGCGGGGCAGCACCTGGTCGCCCTACAGCGCCGAAGCCAGCATCACGCAGAGCTTTTCGACGCTCTCGACCCTGACCACGCAATATGCCTCGCTCTCCAGCACCGTGGCCACCCAGGGCGTCAACATCAGCACCCAGGCGACCGCAATCACCACGCTCCAGGGCAATGTGACCGCGCTCTTTGCCAAGTGGAGCCTGGAGCTGGACGTCAATGGTTATGTCAGCGGCATGGTGACCAACAATAATGGCACCCGCGCCGACATGACGCTGCGCATGGACAAGGTGAAGATGGTCACCCCGTCCGGCCTCGGCGGTTATTGGCAGGTGACCTTCGACAGTCAGGGCCGTCCCACACAATCGATCGGCGACGATTCCTCCGGCGTCACGATCGAGATTGGGTATCTCGCATGAGCGGCTGGGGCATGACGGTGAAGCGTGGGGGCGTGGTAGAGCAAGACCCCTTCACGAACATTGGCCGGATCATCGGCCGCGTGAACACCAACGGCGCCGATGGCTCGGTTACGGATGATGGCCTTGTGACTGGCACGCCCGAATGGCAGGTCGTGCTACTCAATACGCCGTCCGCCGCCTCGGCAGCACCGACCATCAGCGTGTCAGGCAATACCCTGTCCTGGGAATATCCCAGCGGCGCCAGCTGGCCCGCTGTCATCGTCTATTGGGTGCGCTGAGATGGCGAGGTTTGGCGCACGATTTAAGAACGCAGCCACCGGTTCGGTGCAGATCGACGATCTGTACGCGAACATGGCGCTTCTCTCGAAGTCGTCTCACACGGTGGGCGCCTCGGTCGGTAACGACCTGCGTAACACGACCGTCACCTTCACCGCCACGGACATGCCTACAATCGCCTTCAGCTGCACGGCGCCGACGTTCCTGGCCTGGGTTGTACGGGACAACAGCGCCAACAGCTGGGCCTTCACCTTCTCGACCTACACGACGAACGCCGCGCTCACGATCACCGTCTATCGGTTCGCTGAGCCGCCGGAGCTTGGGGCGGGCTGGGGCATCAGGATCAAGCGCAACGGCGTGGTCAAATATGATAGCCGGCACAAATATGCCTCTATCCCCGCATCTCTCCGGGGCACGTTCGACACCAGCTCCGAGATTGGGGCGACTGGCCCATCCACGACGCTGACATCGGGCAAGACCTATGCGCTGATGATGGGGTCGAGAACCGGCCGCAACACGCGCGTCGTTACGCCCGTGTCCGGTGCTCAGAACGGCTACAATGACAATATGTCGTCGGCCGCGCTGGCGGCAGCGATCAACGGCAACGCGATCTCGTCTCGCTACTGCCTCACGCAGTTCAGCACGACCTTCTTCCCGGTCCCGCCATCACCGCCCGCCCCATCTGGCTACAGCTACAACCAGCGCCAATATTCCTGGGCAATCCTCGACGTAACCAACTTCTGACTGAAGGAGACAATGAATGCATAATCTCGTGAAACTTGTGCAATCCAGCGGCAAGGCCATCCTGTTGCCGGCCGACGCTATCGCCGCCGGTATCCTGCGCACGCTCGAACCCCATGAGCGTAAGAAGAACCCCGACGCCAAGACGTTCGCCTGGGTCATCATGTCGGGGCAGGCGCAGACCGCTCTGCTGCGCGAAAGCCTGGGCTTCATCCTCAACAAAGCCGGTGGCAACAGCGGTGACCGCGTCGTGCTCAAGGGCCTGGGCGGCACCAAGGTCTCGATGCAGCGCAGCGCATTCGTCCATGCGATCGAGAGCGAGCGCGTTCTTCGGGAAGACGACAAGCCCAACGGCAAGGAAATCTCGCGCGAGGATGCAACGATCCTTCAAACCAGCCTGCATAGCCCGAACGGCCCGGTGGCCTTCTTTGTCGAGGAAAGCGCCGCCGATCTATTCGACATCTTCAATGCCGACGCATCGGACGATGATGGCAGCGTGGAATATGATGACGATGGCAATCCCATCGTTGCTGACGAGCCGGCCACGCCCGCCAAGAAGCGGACGAAGGCCTGACCTTTTTCAACAGGAGAATGACCATGAGCACAACGAACCCCACCCAGGCTGAGCTGCTGGCCCAGCGCAATGAAATCGATCGTCAGATTGCGATCGCCAATCTCGACGGCCTCAAGGCCATCCAGGCTGCACTGAAGTCCGGCAAGGTCGCCACGCTCGCGACCGATCTGGAAGCGCTTGTTCCGCAGCTGGCCCAAGACACCGCGCAGGGCGCGCCATGCCAGCAGATCGGCAACGTCATCACGACCGTCCGCAACGTGACCAACTTCTTCGACGGCGAAGTGGCGCGCGTGCAGGCGATCGTCGACGCGCAGGTGCCTACCGAATGAGCGTAGACGCCGAATTCGCGTCCTGGCTCGGTTCGGCGTGCCTCAACGCCGTCGCCTCTTCCTCTTCGCTGGAAGCAGCCTGGGGGAAGTTGGCGGTGGTGGCCGAGAGCGTATCGGCGCTCGCCTACAAGGCTGATGCGGAAGCCGAGGCCGCCCGTCAGCTCGACCTGTTCGGCACGCCGATGGTCGTGGAGATTTTGCAGGTGGGCGGTCTGCGTGTCGATCTGGTCTGTAAGCCGGTCACCCTGAAGGCCAGCCGCGCTGGCTATGTGAATGGCGCCACCGTGTTCGTTCTGGGCGCCAAGGAAGTCGACAAGGTCGAGCGCACCAATCTGACTGTATTGAGGAAGCTGGCATGAGCGGTGTCCTGATCATTAAACCGCTGGCGATCGCCGCGACTCCCACGGTGACCGGCACGGGACAGGCCAACCTGCTGACGGCCGATCCTAATGAAGCGTGGATCGCGGCATCGACGGCCGCCGTCACGATCGACATCGACATGGGCAGCGCGGTCGCCGTCGACAGTTTCTTTCTCGGCTATACCAATGCAGCTGCGGCCGCGACCTGGACGATCGCGCGCGCTACCGGCCTGGGAACCGGCCTCACCACGATCAAGGCGTCCGGCCTGATGCGCGCGGCCGACAGTGAGGGGCCGCGTCACCATTGCTTCGCGCGCCTCGCGGCCTCGGTCTCATCGCGCTATTTCCGGCTGACGCTTACGCAGGCGGGCACAGTGCCGCTCTATGTCGGCGCGTTGGCGCTGGGTCTCGCATTCGAGAAGTATCGGGAATATGGGCAGGGCCGGGGAGCGGTCGATACCTCGACGCGAGAGGACCTGCCGGGTGGCGGCTTTGGAATTGGCGAAGGCGTGGTCAAATCACAGTTCGCGTTCTCGTTTGTCGACCTGACCGATGCCGAGACCCGCACCCTTTGGTCGATCAAGAAAGATCGTGGGCTGACCCGCCCCGTCGTCCTGATTGAGGACGCCGATCTGACCGCTGGCCTGAACGATGCTATCCACTATGGCGTCTTCGATAGGTTCCAGCCGATCGAGCGATCCAGCCCCCGATATAGGAAGTGGGCAGGCACCGTCACCGATTGGGCCTAGCAGCTTTCTGTGAAGGGGCTATGAGAGGCCTCTCAAGGCGCTCTGAGAAATAGGATTTGGTGCTACAAAAGCTCTTGTCCCGCACTACAAAAGCTTTTGGGCCGCTTCACTTGCCTGTCCTACAGTTCGCCTTGCCTGATAGA